ACAAGATGTCGAATTCGAAGAAGTGAATAAGTGAGAAAAACTTTATTAGTAGATGCCAATAATCTCCTTCACATCGGACAACACGGTGTGAAGGAGTTTTTTCATAAAGGTGAGCATGTTGGCGGAATTTTTCATTTTTTAAACACACTCAGAAAACTTATTGAAGAATATAACTTCGATAAGGTTTTGGTTATGTGGGATGGTGATCACAATTCATCTGTTAGAAAACTTATATATCCAAAATATAAACTTAATCGTAGAGAACGAGACGATGAGTTTAAGAAAGATTCATTTTATAAACAAAAAGAAAGAATAAAATTATATCTTGAGGAATGTTTTGTTCGTCAAATTGAAGTTGAAGAAAATGAATCGGATGATCTTATGAGTTATTATTGTAAAATCTCATTAGACGAGCATAAGACGATTCTAACGACAGATAAAGATTTGACACAACTCATATCAGAGAGTGTGTCGATATACTCCCCAATCTCAAAAAACACCTATAAAAACGGGGATAAAATTAAATTCTACAACTATGAAATACCACATCACAATGTTAAAACTTTTAAGATCATATCGGGAGACAAAAGCGACAATATTGATGGAATTTATTTTTTGGGTGAAAAAACATTTATTAAATTTTTTCCTGAGATTCTTGAAAATAAGATAACTTTTAAGGATATTTTAACAAAGGCAGAAAAGTTATTACAAGAAGATAAGGACAACTCAGTTTTAAAAAATCTTTTATCAGGGAAAACAAAGGATGGAATTTTTGGTGATGAATTTTTTGAAATTAATGAAAAGATAATCGATCTTGAAAATCCCTTAATAACAGATGAAGCCAAACAAATTGTTGAACAATATTATTCAGAAACACTCGACCCCGAAGGGAGGGGTTACAAAAACCTAATGAAGTTAATGATTGAAGACGGGTTCTTCAAATTTTTACCCAAACAAGATGATGCTTGGGTGGACTTTATCAAACCATTTATGAAATTAACAAGAAAAGAAAAAAAATTATTTAAAAACAAAAAAAACAATTAAAAAACAAAGTATGAAAAACCAAGAATTAACAAAGTTGGAATTCCTTCTAACAGTAAACGACAACATCATTGTTCAGCGTTTTTTCAATGTAAAAAGTTACAATGAAAAAGCAAGAAACTCAGAAGAGTTTTATTATTATGTTCGGCACATTCAAAGTCTTATTCAAGACGATTTGAAGCGTAGAACCGCAACATATATGCTCGACAACAAATTTGAAATTTTTGACAATCCACAAGTTATGGAGACATCCATTACCGATGGTCCTGAAAGATTTAATATTTATATAAAATCTACAGAAAAAGTATTGACTCATCGGGTTTTTGATGCTAAAATTTATCCCCCGAAAGTTCGTTATACGGTAGATCTTCGTCCCCACTTGAAGGAAATTTTGTCAGACTTAACTGACATATTTTCCGACGAAAATTTATCTTATGAATACCTCGGCCTTACTCTAAATGTTTAGTATTTATTTTTAAAACCACTCTAATTTCGTATGTCAAAAGACAAAAACTTTGAATATCTTGGAACCACATTCCAACTCCAACTATTGAACCAGATAGTTCTGGATAGGAATTTTGGTAACTCCATCCTTGAGGTTTTAGAACCGACATACTTCGAAAACAAGTATTTTAAGATCATTGTTCAGATGGTGAAAGAACACTACAAAAAGTATGAACACACACCATCTTATGATACATTGGAGCAAATTGCAAAGAGTGAATTTACCCAAGAAACAACCTGTAAAATAATCCTCGATACGATCAAAAATATTCAAGAGGCACCAACCGATGGATATAGTTTTGTTCAAGAAAAAGCCCTGAAGTTTTGTAAACAACAAGAACTTCAAAAGGTGATGAAAAAAGCCCAAAAAATCATCGATTCGGGTGAATTTGAAAACTATGATACCCTTGAAGAAATGGTTAAAACCGCCCTTCAAGTTGGTGAAGTTGAAAGAGGACTTATGGATGTCTTCTCAGGACTTGATGAAGTATTGAATGATGATTATCGACATCCAATCCCAATGGGAATACCAGGAATTGACAAGTTGTTAAAAGGTGGTTTGGCAAAAGGTGAGATCGGTGTTATATTGGCACCCACAGGTGTTGGTAAATCAACCGTTCTTACCAAAATGGCCAATAACGCTTTCAATTTAGGTTATAATGTTTTACAAATTTTCTTTGAGGACAACCCAAAGATCATTCAAAGAAAACATTTCACATTATGGACTGAAATTGCCCCTGATAGATTATCTGAAAACAAAGAGAAGGTAATTCAAACGGTTCAAGAAATCAGGGAAAAAATGCCAAATCAACTGATCCTTGAAAAACTTCCATCGGACACATTAACCATTGGTCATATAAAAAATAAAATCAGAAAGATGATTGCCGATGGTAAGAAAATTGATATGATAGTTTTGGATTATATTGATTGTGTTTTACCTGAGAAACAAATGGAAGATGAATGGAAAAGTGAAGGATCGGTAATGAGACAGTTTGAAGCAATGTGTCACGAAATGGAACTAGTTGGTTGGACAGCAACTCAAGGAAACCGTAGTAGTATTTCCTCTGAAGTTGTGACCACAGACCAAATGGGTGGATCAATCAAAAAAGCACAAGTTGGGCATGTGATTATATCAATTGCTAAAACTCTACAACAAAAGGAAATGAAACTTGCAACCATCGCAATTACAAAATCAAGGATTGGTAGCGATGGAGTTATTTTTGAGAACTGCAAATTTGACAATGAGATGATAGTTATTGACACTGAAAGTTCGGTAACATTCTTAGGATTCGAAGAAAACAAGGAAGAAAAAAATCGCCAAAGGTTAAAAGACCTTATGGACAAAAGACAACAAAAACAAAATAATTTACAATAATTTAAAAATTAACTATGGACAAATCACAAAGAATTTTATCCGACATTACCGTATATATGAAATACGCGAAATATGTCCCCGAGCTACAAAGAAGAGAGACTTGGGAAGAATTGGTTACAAGAAACAGGGACATGCACATTAAAAAGTATCCCCAACTTGAATCCGAAATTAAAAGTGTATACCAAATGGTATATGATAAAAAGGTATTACCATCGATGAGATCACTTCAATTCGGAGGAAAGCCAATTGAAATGAGTCCAAATAGGATCTACAATTGCGCTTATCTCCCAATTGATCACATTGATAGTTTTTCTGAAGTTATGTTTCTACTATTGGGAGGAACAGGTGTTGGATACTCAGTTCAAAAACATCACATTGATAAGTTACCTGAGGTTAGAAAACCAAACCCAAGTAGAACTCGTAGATATTTGATTGGGGACTCTATTGAAGGATGGGCAGACGCTATCAAAGTTCTTATGAAGTCTTACTTCGGAGAAACAACATCAACTCCTATATTTGATTATTCAGACATTAGACCAAAAGGGGCAAGACTTATTACATCAGGTGGAAAAGCACCAGGTCCACAACCATTAAAAGATTGTATTCACAACATTAAGAAAGTTCTTGATGATATTGAAGAAGGTAGTAAGGCAAGCCCAATTCAAGTTCACGATATCGTTTGTCATATTGCTGACGCGGTACTAGCAGGAGGGATCCGCCGCGCGGCACTCATATCTTTGTTCAGTGCTGATGATGATGAAATGATTGCTTGTAAGTCAGGAAATTGGTGGGAACTTAACGCACAAAGAGGTAGGGCTAACAACTCAGCGGCGCTTGTTCGTCACAAAATCACAGAAGATTTCTTTATGAATCTTTGGAAGAGAGTTGAAGCTTCAGGGGCTGGTGAACCAGGTATCTATTTCACAAATGACAAAGATTGGGGAACAAATCCTTGTTGTGAAATTGCTCTTCGCCCTTATCAGTTCTGTAACTTGTGTGAGGTAAATGTTTCTAACATTGAGTCACAAGAAGATTTGAACGAAAGGGTTAAAGCCGCAACATTCATCGGAACACTTCAAGCGGGATATACTGACTTCCACTATCTTCGTGATGTATGGAGAAGAACTACCGAGAAAGACGCTCTTATCGGTGTTGGTATGACTGGTATCGGATCAGGAACAATTCTTGGATATGATATGAAAGAAGCGGCTGAAGTTTGTAAGGAAGAAAATGAAAGAATTGCAAACCTTATCGGAATCAATAAAGCGGCAAGAACAACAACTGTTAAACCATCAGGAACTTCTTCTCTTGTATTGGGAACATCTTCAGGTATTCACGCTTGGCACAATGACTACTATATTCGTCGAGTTCGTGTTGGTAAAAATGAGTCCATCTATCAACATCTATCTGTTTTCCATCCTGAGCTTATTGAAGATGAATATTTCAGACCCCACGATACGGCAGTTATTTCTGTCCCACAAAAAGCTCCAGATGGTGCCATTATGAGAACTGAATCAGCGTTCCAACTTCTTGAAAGAGTTAAAAAAGTTAGTATGGATTGGATTAAAACAGGTCACAGAACAGGAAATAACACACACAATGTATCGGCAACTATTTCAGTTAAAGAAAATGATTGGGAACTTGTTGGTAAGTGGATGTGGGAAAATCGTCAATATTACAATGGATTATCAGTATTACCATACGATGGAGGAACTTATATCCAAGCCCCATTTGAAGATTGCACTGAAGAACATTATAATAAAATGATGGAATCATTAACAAATGTAGATTTGACAAAAGTTATTGAAATGACCGATGAAACAAATCTTATGGGTGAAATAGCCTGTGGAGCCGCTGGATGTGAAGTAAAGTGATGAGATCAGATTGGATACAAGAGTTATATGTCAAAGAAGTTCTAATGAGACAAGAACCTGACTTTTATATGGAAAACGGAAAAAAAGTAATGACCGAATCCTATCATTTAAAAAGAGGTTTTTGTTGTGGTAGTAATTGTAGACATTGTCCTTATGATCCAATTCACGAAAAATACTCAATAAAGGTTAAAATAAAGAATCCCGACTAGTTCGGGATTTTTTATTAAAAATACTATATCCAATATTTATAGATATGGCAAATGGAAAAACATATGGATTAACATTCCCTTTTAGAGACAGTTTTGATGGAAAATATTTGGATCTAACCGACACTTCAGATGAAGAAATTAGGAGTGATTTAATTCATTTATTATTAACAAGAAAAGGATCAAGATATTTTCTTCCTGATTTTGGAAGTAGAATATATGAATACATATTTGAGCCTTTAGATGGGCCAACATTTTCAGAAATAGAATCAGAGATAAGGGAAGCGGTAGACGCTTACATACCAAATTTAATCATTAATAAAATATCGATAACTCCGGCTGAGGAAGATGAACAAGGATTTGAACAAGTTAATAGAGATCCAAATTTAGATTCAAGAGTATATCGAGTACCGGGTCAAGAAGAAATACCTTATACTGCTGTAGTTAGAATTGATTATACCATTACCGACTCTACATTTAACACAAGAGATTTCATAATTCTGAATATTTAAAAATATGGCAAACAATAAGATTTCATACACACCTAGGGATTTTCAAGGACTTAGAACAGAATTAATTAATTATACAAGAACTTATTATCCTGATCTTATTGATAATTTTAATGATGCAGGTGTTTTTTCGGTAATGATCGATTTAAATGCTGCGATTTCAGACAACTTACATTTTCATATAGATAGAAGTATACAAGAAACTGTACTTCAATACGCCCAACAAAGATCATCAATTTATAATATTGCTAGAACTTATGGTCTCAAAATACCAGGACAAAGACCATCTGTTGCTTTATGTGATTTCTCAATAACCGTACCTGCGTATGGGGATAAGGAAGATTTGAGATATTGTGGTATAATAAGAAGAGGAGGTCAAGTAAACGGAACAGGTCAAGTTTTCGAATCCGTTTATGATATTGATTTTTCTTCACCATTTAATGCCGAGGGTTTTCCTAATAGACTAAAAATACCAAACTTTGATGCAAATAATAGACTTCTAAATTATACTATTGTTAAAAGAGAAGTTGTTGTTAATGGTATTACAAAAGTGTTTAAAAGAACTGTAACGGCAATTGATGTAAGACCATTTCTTGAAATATTTTTACCTGAAAAAAATGTTTTGGGTGTGACAAGTGTGTTACTCAAAGACGGGTCAAATTATGCAAATGTTCCATCAGCACAAGAATTCTTGGGGGCTGAAAATAGATGGTATGAAGTTTATGCTTTGGCAGAAGACAGGATATTTGTTGAAGATCCAACCAAACCATCTGACAGACCCGGACTTAAAGTTGGAAAATACATACAAACAAGTAGTAAGTTTGTAACCGAATATACTCCTGAAGGATTTTTTAAAATGACTTTTGGCGGTGGAACTGTATCTGCTGACGAACAACTAAGAGAGTTTGCAAGAACAGGTAATGCGATGAATATTCAAAAATATTCAAATAATCTTGGTCTTGGATCTGCATTAAAAGCAAACACAACTTTATTTGTACAATATAGAATAGGCGGAGGAACCGCAACCAATTTGGGTGTTAATGTAATTAATCAAATTGGTAATGTGGATTTTTATGTGAATGGACCTAATGATAACATTAATAGTAATGTAATTAACTCCTTAACCTGTACAAATACAACAGCAGCAATTGGTGGAGCGGATTATCCATCGGTAGAAGAAGTTAGAAATTATGTTAGTTTCAATTTTGCAGCACAAAGAAGAGCGGTTACAATAAATGACTATGAAGCTCTTATTAGGAATATGCCATCACAATTCGGAGCACCGGCAAAAGTGGCTATTACCGAAAATGATAACAAGATAAAAATTCAAATTCTATCTTACGATGAGACAGGTAGATTAACAACGGAAATATCAAATACTTTAAAAAATAATATTGCCGTTTATCTATCAAACTATAGAATGATGAACGATTATATATCTGTTGAAAACGCTCAAGTCATTGATCTATCAATGGAAATATCTGTTGTGTTAGACGCAACACAAAATCAAGGAGCGGTTATCTCAAGTATTATTAATAAAATTTCAGATTATTTTGATCCATCACAAAGACAAATGGGTGAGAATGTGTATGTTTCGGCTTTGAGAAAGTTAATCCAAGAAGAAAATGGTGTTATAAGTTTGGCCGACATTTCAATATTCAACCAAGTCGGAGGTCAATACTCTTCAAACCAAACATCACAACAATATTTGGATCCTGTTACAAAACAAATAAAATTGATTGATGAAACAATTTTTGCTCAACCAAACCAAATCTACCAAATTAGATTTTCTGGTAGAGACATCAGTGTAAGAGTTAAGAACCTTACCTCCGTCAACTTTTCTTGATAATTTACATTTAAAATTTTTGGTCTACCATTAAAAATGGTGAATAAACTATTTATTTTAAAACCCTTTTTTAATGCCAAAATCAATAAGAGTACTAACCGAAATAGGTAAAGACAAAAGTGTTCAAGTCGATCTAAACCAAGAATTTGACCATTTACAGATTCTATCATTACAATTTACACAAAGTGAATTATATCAGAGAAGATGTTCTGATTATGGTGTTGTTGTTGGTAGAGTAAGTGTAAATAACGGATACGGATTACCAAACGCTAAACTTTCGATTTTTATTCCTCTTACAGATGAAGATGCGGAAGATCCAATTATTTCAGAATTATATCCATACAGGTCTTTGACAAGTACAAATGATGCTGGTTATCAATATAATCTTTTACCACAAACTCAATCATATTCTAATCACACACCAACAGGATCATTTCCAACTAAGGAACAAATAATGAAAGATCCAGGTTGGAAAAAAGTTTTTGACAAATATTATAAATTCAGTGTTACCACAAATCAAAGTGGGGACTTTATGATATTCGGAGTACCAGTTGGAGAACACAAATTGGTAATGAATATTGACTTATCGGACATTGGTGAATTTTCTTTAACACCACAAGATATGATAAGAATGGGTTTAGCCGTGGAGGCAGAACTTGATGGTGTTAGATTTAAATCATCACCAAACTTTAAAGTTCTTCCTCAAATTGTCACATCAATAAAAGACATAAGTGTTTTACCACTTTGGGGTGATGAAGACTTATGTCAATCATCAATCAATAGAACCGATTTTGATCTAAGTGCTGATAGTGGAAAAAATATTGTTATTCAACCGACCGCAATTTTTATGGGATCTATGATCTCAACATTGGACAAATATGCGTTAAAAAGATATAAAGGTAATGATCAATTTTGTAGAGTAAAACTTAAAATGGGTGAGTTGTGTAAAATGACAACAGGTCCTGGTGAAATTTTAGCAATTAGACACACAATAGAACAAGATTCTTTGGGTAGACCAATTTTAGAACAATTCTTTTTGGAAAGTAATGGTAAAGTAATCGATGGTGACGGTACTTGGTTAATTGATGTACCAATGAACTTAAATTATGTGATTACAGATCAATTTGGTAATCAAGTACCATCTTTAGATGCGAGCGCGGGTATTCCCACAACCGCAAGGTATAGATTTAAAATAAAATGGCAACAACCCGATAATTTTGATCAAGATGTCAAACGAGGTTATTTTCTTGTACCAAATGTTAAAGAGTGGGGATGGACTACAACTATAGATCCAAACCCAAATCTTTCTGGCGGATTACCAACTGCAGCAGATCTTATAACTAAATCATATACATTCAGTTTGGATTGGGACGATTATGGGAATTCAACCGCAGAGGGACAACAAATGATACAGGACGCTATACTATGTGATGATAGATTTTATGAATTCTATTATAATAAAGTATATACGGTATCACAACTTGTTGATCAATATAGAGGTGGTAAACTAAATAGAAGATACAATTCAATTAAAAATATTCTAGATGAGGAATGTGAATCAGACACATTAAGATTTCCAACAAATGATGCACAATGGAGACCTGATTTTTTATATTTACTATTCAGTATTTTTCTTAGGGTTATCACACCAGTATTAATTATATTATTAGTTGTATTACACATTATTGGATTTCTTTTATGGTTTTTGGCACCAATTTTAACAATCATAATGTGTATTATATTCTACATTGTATATGTCATATGTATAATTATTAATAGTATCAGAAGACTATTTGGCGGATCTCCTCCCGATTGTGTAAGTCCAGGGGCTCAATGTTCTGCAACCAAAAGAGGTTTTGATAAAATGATAAACGACCTCAGATACTTCCCATTACCAAATTTAACATATCCAGATTGTGAGATGTGTAATTGTACGGTTGAAAAAGCTGAAAGTAACGCAACTTCAGCAACCGTTGAGGCGGAAAATCTTTTGAGCACATATTCTTTTACCCAATTAAGTGATTGGACAAGTGCATCTTTTTATGACATAACAACAGATACTTCTTCTGATTTCACAAGATATTCATCTAGAGTTAATACCGCCTCAAGAGATGAAATAGGATATGATAGACCATTGATTATTAATGATTTATATGAATCTTTACCAACATTATCTAGTTTTCCATTTGCATTAGCAGGAGTTTTAGCGGGAGTTCCACCAGTTGATACTACAGGTTTTACTGTAACATTAGACGCTTTTTGTCCTTTATATAATGCAAAAGATTTAAAACTTTTAGGTTGGGCATTTCCGAGAAAATATTTTTCTAGCCATCTAACAATGGCTGGTAGATTGAACTTGTTTAACACAAAATCAAAATATTTTAATAATGAAATAGGTTCTTTAGAAAACCCAAGTCAAATAGGTCCGGTAGGATTTGGAGATTTCAGTGGGGTTAAACAAGGTCCAAACCAAATAAAAGTTTCATTCAATTATACCGCAACAACAAACACAAATAAATTTCACTATGATAATGTATTCTTGATAAGTTG